GACCGTCATCGAGATCGGGTAGGTCGTGAAATTCTCGAAGTGGACATTATCGACCTGCGTCGCCATCGAGAAAACGCCGGAATCGTCATCGTCGAACCATTCGTCGATGTGTGGCCCGGTAGATGCACCGTTGAAAGATCCGCCAGAGACGATCAGGTTATTGAGCCGCGACCGGATACGGATGCCGCTGGTCATCCCCGACACGCTGAAATGGCAATCCCTGACCGCTAAGCAAATCGTGACATCTGGAACGGCGGGCGCAGAGCCTTGCACCGAGGACCCAAGCGGCACGTCGATCGACACATCGTTGTCGAAAAAGTAGCAGTCCCTGAAGGTGTAGGTGTCGAGGCCCCAAAGCCTCACCCCAGCATCCATCCCAATAAAAGCCGTGGCGGTGAAGCTCATAGAGCGCATGAAATACGCTTGGATACCGACCTGACCCGCAGTGCCGTCTCCGATCAGGATGCCGCCCAGCCAGTGGTAGCGGCGGCTGGTCCCGGTCACGCGGTCGAAATCACCGCGGTCGAGTTTGATCTTTGCGTCGGCCCCAACAAAGTTGAACACCACTCCGCGCGCATCGACGTGCCATCCCTCATATCCATTCGTCTCGGCAGCATAGGGAATATGCGCGTCCACGCAATCGGTGATGGCGTACTCTCCGGGCGTGATCCTGATAAATGCCCTCGGGCCGTAGGCGCGGGCAGCGGCAAAGCAGGCGTTGAGCGCGTCGCTGTCGGAGCCGTACCAGCCGCTCTCGAAATATCCAGGCGCCCGCGCGCGCTTGAAGCGGCCCGCACCCACGTGTCCGGTCTGTAGGATGGTGTCTCCGGTGTCGTCCGCGTCCGTGCTCGACGCAAGCCAATACCATGCGCCATGTCCGCCATCGGATGCGGCGTCCGTCCCCAGGGTCTCCACACGCTCTGGGTAGATGCCTCCGTAGATCGGCATGTCGCGCAGGGCCTGGGCGGTGGCCACGGTGGGCGCGCCGCTGCGGACCAGGCGGGCGAGGGTGCGGGCGTCGCTCATGCTATCTCCGGTCCAGCCCGGGCCATTGCTCCGGGCGGAATATCTGGCGCGGGAAGGGGGCGTTGATCAGGTCTGCGCGGCTCACGGTGGCCAGCACGCGGGCCTCGTCGTAGGCCACGTCGGAGATCACCAGCGTCCACGGCGGGTCGATCTGCGGGCCGGTCTCGCCCTCGATGTAAACGGTGTACTGGGCCGTCGGCGGCACCCGCCGGTCGGCGATGGCGGCCTGTAGCAGGGTGAGCACGCCAGCGCCCACGGCGTCGATCTCCACCGCCATCGCCTGGTCTCCGCCGGGATCCCGCTTGGGCAGCACCACCTCGCCCAGGGCCGGCGTGAAGGTGCGCGAGACGCCCTCCCACAGCCCAACGCGGGGCGCGGACTCCTTGATACCGGTGAGGTAGAGGTCGGCCGACCAGGCCGGGTGCGAGAGCACCAGGGCCTCCCACCAGTCCACGTCGACCTCGCTGGTGTAGCGGGCCTGGAGCTCCGCGGAGATGGTCATCAGCGGCCCCGCCCGAGCCCGTAGCGGCCCTCGATGGCCTGGCTCACGGCATTGCCGCCGCGCTGGATGCGGTCGGCCATGGCCCCCACCACCAGCTCGATGTCGTCGCCCGAGAGGCCCGGGCGCGCCTCCACCCGCTCGGGCGAGTAGTTGTGCACCACCACCCGCGCCCCGCCGCCGGTCGAGTGCACACCGAGTTTGCCATTTGGCAGTTCGGTCAGCGGCAGCACAGCCTCGTATCCAGCCTCTCCCAGCAGGCCCACGCCGGCGGCGTAGGCGTGCACGCCGGGCTCCCGCATCGGGAACATGGTTGGGCGGGTGTAGATGCCGTGCGGAAGGGCCGCATGCACGGTGCCGCCGTCGGCGAAGGGGATCAGCCCGGCGATAAACTCTCCAGCGCCTTTGCCCAGGCCGGAGGTGATGGATCCGATGAAACCGCCCTTGCCATCCTCCCCGCCCAGGGCGGCGGCGAAGGCCTCCGCCAGCGGCTTGACGATGGTGAGCTGGATGATCAGGTCGCGGAAGCTGAGCAGGATGCGCTTGAGCACATCGTCGGTGTCGCCGAAGCTCGCGGCCAGGTCGCCGAAGGCGCGGGCGGCCACGTCCGCCACCTCGCCGGCCCAGGCGCTGGTCTTGGACTGGGTGTCGAGGAACTCCTCCGCGACTTGCTTGGTGGCGCGTTGCAGGGTCTCGGCGTCGATGGCGTTGGCCCGGTACAGCCAGCTCAGGCGCTCGAGCTCGGCCGCGTAGCGCTCGGTGTCGGTGCGGGTGGCGGCGATCACCTGCTGGCCCTCGGCGCGAACCGCGGCCAGGGCGCGCTCGCGCTCCTCGGCCCCGGCGAGCAGCAGCTCCTGGCGCTCCAGAACCGCGGCATAGCCCTCCTCGTCCGGCAGGCGCGACTCGGCCAGGTAGCCGGCGCGGATGCCCTGGGCCTTGGCCGCGTAGGCGTTTGTCTTGGGGCCCCACAGGGCGGTGTTGGGCCCGCCGTGGTAGAAGCGGTAGGCGTCCGGCAGGTTGCCGTAGGTGCCCATGCCCTGTGCCAGGTAGGCGGCAGAGGCCTTGGCCTGCTCCTCCAGACTGGCGTTGGCGATATCCGGAAGGCCCAGCGCCCGGGCGGTGCTGGGCAGGATCTGGAACGGCCCCACCGCGCGCCCGTACTTAGTCTGCGGGCCGAGTAGCCCGGTGTTGGTGCTGTAACTGCTTTCCACCCCCCACAGGGCCAGCAGGGCGCCCGGCGGCAGGCCCGCCGCGCGCTCGGCGGCGAGCACGATGTCGCGGGCGTTCTGGGCGGCGGCTGCGCCGGCCCCACCACCAGGCGCGACGCTCCCCGCCCCGTTGATGTCGATATTCAGCGGCCCTTGCTGCATCCTCGCAACGTCTTGCCGGCTCGCCCCCCACGCGCGGGCGGCGTCGAGCAGTTCGCTTTCGGCCAAGGCGACCGCCTGCGGAGACGCGCCCGACATGATGATGCCTGGCAAGGCCTCGCGCCGGAGCATGTACTCGTCGCGGAGCTTCATGGAACGCTCGAACACGGCGTTAAACTTGTCGGCATCAGTCGCGAAGGTGCGGAAACCCAGCCCCTTGAACAGGTTGGCCAGGCTGGTGGCGTTGCTGGATGCGTTGCGCAGAGATGCCGCGAACAGGTCGTTGAGCCCGGTCACCTCGCCGATGGTGGTGCCGAGATCGAACAGCGCGTCAGACAGATTGGACGATGCCCCGCCCAAAGTCTTCATCTGGCGCTCCATGCCGCCGGAAAACTCCAGCTCACCCAGGCGCCGCAGGTAGCCCTCGATGGCTTGTGCGTTGTTGCCGATCGTCGTCTCCACGCCCTTGAACGTGAAGGTGATCTGATCGGCCTCCTGGCGCGCAACGATGCCAAACTTTTTGAGCGGATCGAGCTCGCGATTGGTCGCGGCCACAACCGCATCCACCATCGTCAGCAGGTCGAAGCCCATCGCGCTCGCCGTGTCGCCGTAGGCGCGCAGTGCTTCGATGCCTGGATCGAGCCCCACGGCCTTCAACCGCGTGAAGGCCTGAACGCTTTGCTGAAGCTCGAACGGCGTGGTCGCCGCAAATCGCGCCAGATCCGCCCACGCCTTTGCTGCCGCCTCAGCGGATCCGGTGACCGTCTCCAGGCTGGCGCCGAGGCGCTGGGCCTCCGCGTTCACGCGATAGAGGCCCGTCACGGCGCGCGACAGGGTCGAGATGGAGGCGACGCCAATCGCAAAGCCTGCGATCGCCTCTTTGAGGTTGCCCATGGGCACGGCGGCAGACTTTGCCTCGCGCCCCAGCCCATCCACCGCCCGCGACACCCCGCGGATCTGCTGCACGGCCGCCGTGCCGTCGGCGTTGATCTTGAGCTTGAGCTCGATATCAGCCACGTGAGTGCCCCTTAGCCGCGTGTTTGGCGGCGCGTATCAGGCGCGTCTCGCCTTCCATCTCCGCCAGCGCGGCCCAGGTGTCCGGGCGCTCGGCGGGCGGGATGCCGCGCAGATCCATCAGGGCGGCGATCTCCGCCCGGTCGAAGCCCTCGGCGATGCGGTCCAGGCCCGTGGAGCGCCAGGCCGGCAGCGCCTCCAAAAACAGCTCCACCGTCGGCACGTTGCGGTGCCACACCTCCGGGGCCTGACACTTGGCGCACCAGGTGCGCTCGCCGCGGATCTCCATGCAGCCCCGGCAGGCGGCGGACCCCTGCTTGGCCGGCTGCGCGTGGTCCAGCCACCAGCGCAGCCAACTCAGGCGTTTTTTGAGTCGGCCCCCAAGGAGGCATCGACCAGGCCCTCGTAGAGCGGGCGCAGAAAGGCGCCGTGGTCGAGCAGGGCCTGCACCGCGACCGGGGTGGCGGCGATCGGGTGCCCGTCGAGGTCTGCCAGGTCCCACTCCACCACCCGCTCTGCGATCAGCGCGCGCATGCCCGCCACCCGCTCGATCGTCAGGCGATCCAGCAAGGCCGCGAACATCGCATCCGCGTCGGCGCCCTGGAAGGTGCGCGCCATGCGCACCCGCTCGGCGCTGCGCTCGGAGGCGTCCTCCGGGGTGAGCAGGTGATAGCGCACGCGCAGCTCGTGGGCCTCGCCGTCCAGGCGCACCTGCACCGTGTGCCACGCCAGCGGACGCTCGTCGAGGGCGATGCGGATCACAGGGCGGCCCCGGCCACGGCGTTCTTGAGCACCACCTCGAGGCCCATGTCGCTGCCCGAGGCGAAGGCCCGGAAGCCGTAGGAGAGCCGCAGCCCGCTCTCGGTCTCCAGGGCCGGGCTCACCAGCTCCAGGTCCGCGTGGTCGATCAGGATGCTCAGGCTCTCGTTGCCGGCGCTGCCCAGGCCCGTGCCGCGGGAGAGCAGCAGCTCGATGGTGGTCTCGGTGCCGGCGGCGGCGAGGTCGACCAGGGTGAAGTCCTCGAACACCGTCTCCAGCGTGCCGGAGATGGCTGCGCGCCCCTCCGCAAGGCTGTAGCGCAGGCCCGCGGTGTCGCCGCTGGCCGGGAAGGTGTAGAGGGTGTCGTCGATGTTGTTGGAGATGCTGAAGTTCGCGGCGATGATGCCGCCCACCTGGGTCCCGGCGATCTTGAGGATGCCGTCGAAGCCCTCGAAGGCGTCATGTCCGGGGTCGGTGAGCGAGGCGTCCAGCGCCGCGGTGCCGATGGTGCGCTTGCGGCCCACCACCTGGTAATCCACGGTCTGGATGCCCTCCTGGGGGCAGGCGAAGGTGGCGCTCGCGATGCGGCAGCCGTTGAAGCGCTCCACCTTCGAGGCGATCTCGGTGGTGTAGTCCTTCTCGATCACGAAGCCGACGGGCAGGTCGGTTGGAACGAAGGTGTGCACGTAGGGGCCGGCGCCCGTGGTCGTCGGCGCGCCGATCAGATGCTTGAGGAAGCGCCCGCAATTCTCCGGGGCGATCGCCATTGACATGCCGCCGCCGATGCTGATATTGCCACGCCCACTGCGGCGCACGCCGCGCCCGCCGGTGATGGTGGGGTCGTCCACTCGGTTCTGCTGGGCCTGCAGGCCCAGGCTGGAGAGGTAGACCAGTTGCCCGGCGGCCGGGTCCGGGTCCACGCCCCAAGCCGTCTCGTCGTAGACAGCAACGACGATGTTTGCGCCGGATACTTGTGCCATGTGTGTGCCCTCTCAGCCTCTCAGGTGCGCGGGCGCGTCGGCGCCTGGCGCTCGGTTTGATAGCGGTCGACCCACTGATAGAGCCCGCCCTCGACCGCGAGGAGCTGGCCGCCCGCGTAGCGCATGGGTGCCCAGCGCGCATGCAGCCTGGCAGCCTCTAGGATGTCCCAAGCGGCCGCGCGTATCAGGGCTAGC